CCCCACCGGCCAGAGGTAAATTTTCCCCAGCGGGTACTCCGGGCTATACCAAAGGTACGCCCCCTGGGACACCAGGCCCTTCAGGGAGATCCCGCGGTATTTGTCCTCATCGATGATCGTCAGCGGCGAATCGAATCCGTTCGAATCCCTGACGTACCCCCCGCGGATCGCCGCCGGCCGGACCGTGTTGAAATTTCCTGCCGAGCCGATCGTATAGGACTGGGCGCCGGTCAGAGGAAAGTTCTCCGAGGTCATGTAGGGAATCCGGATGTTCTTCGCGCTCCAGTGGCGAAACATCATTTTCATCGCCTCCAGGCCGTCCGCTAACTCCGCCGTCGTGGGCGTTTCCCCTGAGGCGATCGCCCCGATCGTCCGCATAGCCCCTTTAATGAGTGTCTGCGCCGTTTCGCTCATATCTCTTTTTCTCCGCTTCCCCCGCCGCCCCCAGAATAGCTCGGGCCACATCACGCGCCCTATCCACCGTCCACTGCAACACGATCTGGGCCGGCTTTCCCTGGAAGATCGTCTCCTCGGTAAAAATGACCAGCCCGTCCTCGCTGTACCCGATCACCGGTCCTTCGCTCAAATCGTCACCACCTTCGTTTCGATCTCGCTCATCCCCGATCCGGCCATCTTGCGGATCGTCTCCAGGGTCTGGTCGTAATTCATCTCCATAGTGTGGGCCATCAGAACGATCCGCCCCTGGTTCCGCGGGGCCCACCGGCCCAGCTCCATCACCGTCTTGAAAAGCTTTTCCTGCCCGGCCTCGATCGGAAGATCCACCCCGTACTCATCCTTACAAAAAATAACCAGCTGCCAGGGGCTCATATCCTCCAGGTCCCAGAACCAGTTGATCAGGGACCGATTGGCGCAGGCCGGCATCATCGGATCTTCAAACCCGTTCTCGCCCGCCTGCTTATCCTCCTCGGCGTCGTTGACTACGATCGGGTCTTTGAATTTGTGGTATCGCCAGGACGGGTATTTTTCCTTCTTCTGGTTCCCCCAAAAGTCCATGAAAATCCCCTCGGCGTCAGGCTTCCGCTCGGTCTTCTCGATCAATCAGGCCTTCTTTCTGGTAATCGCTGAGGGCTCTCAGCCACCAGGCTTTGAGCCCTCAGCCGTCTTTTACTGCTGGGCGCCCATGACTCGAACCGCGAGTTCGGGGTACACGGTCTTCATCCCGTAAAGGATGTCAATCCGGCAGACTTCATCGTCGGTATCGATGTCGTACTGCTTCACGATCCGCATGGCGAACCCTTCATCGCTCATGGACGTTCCCCAGACGCCGCCCGAGGGCATCTCCAGGGGGACCATGACCAACGCGAAGGCGTTCTTTTGGAACACCATGTTCTGCGGGGCAATCTTGCCCGGGGTCCAGTAAAAGTACACTACCGCCCCCGTGGCCGGAACCGTGTCCACGGTCTTGTAGGCCCCGGTATTGATCATGGCGGGGAGGAAGGACACGTTCTGCTGCCCACCACTGGTCGTCTCGGTAGCAGCCAAAGTGGTCACGTCGACGGTCACCACGAACTGCTTGAGTGTTCCGGTCGATTCCCCCGACATCGGGTTGACCGCATAAACTCCCGCTACCGAGAAAAAATCCCCGGTCTTCAGCACGTAACCGGCCAGGGTGGAGCGGAAGTCGATCATGATCATGCTCTTGTTAGCGGTGGCCGAAATGTCGGCCCCGGTGGGGACCCCCGTCCCGCCCGTCAGCCCGACATGGACCGCGTCGGAGTTGGTCGACCCGGTGTCATGCTGCGTCCCGGGGGTGTGCGTCTTGATGTTTTGATCCATGAAGATGTCCATGCCGGCGATCGTCCCCAGCCGGCCTTTGCGGACCGCCGTGGTCGCCGGCTCCGGGGCGTACAAGCCCGCCAGGGCGTTGGCTATGGACCAGTTGGCCGCCGGGTTGATCACAGCAACCCGATCTTCCGGAGGGGCAGATTCCTCGTCCAAACGCTGCATGGCTTTTCCGAGGACCATGAAGGTATGGGGGGTGACGAACCCGGTGCTCTCCCAAACGACGTTGTAAACGTCTTTGTAGAGAGCGCAGAGGTCCGCGTCCACCGTGTTGGCCAGGACCGCCATGGCCGGCCGGATGTACCGTTTGGAGTATTCCTCGATGCTGAGGGTCAAATCTTTGCTGTTGAAGGACCAGCTGACGTGCGCCTGCGTGGCCACGGTCAGGGTGATGGACTGCTCGGTGATGTTGGATCCGGTCCGGGTCCGGGCCTTGGTGACGGTGAATTTTACCGGCTTGCGGATGGTGGCGCTCCCGCCCTTTTTGGGATCGCCTGCGAATTCGGCCTCGTAGTCACGGTACACGTTCTGGCCCATGACCAAGTTGTTCTTGAACAGCATCAACCCTTCCTTCAAAATTATGGTCGGGCTGAGTAACGACTGGGTCGAACCCATTGGAAACTCCTTTCAGTCCCTTACGTTCGGGACCATCAGAATCTCCGCGCCCCCTGGGATGCCCGCCAGGCCTCATACTCCTGCTGGCTCATCTTCTCCGGGTCTTTAGACACGGCAGCAGATGCGTGCAGAGGCCGGATCGGTTCGGGCGCGGATGGAATTCTCGGGGGACTCAGGGGCGCACCGCCCCCGGCTTTAACCATCTCCGCCTCGATCCTGGCAATCGCTCTCGTCGCCGCGACCGGATTCAGTTGAGAAATTCTAAGGGCTTCCCCTTGATTCTTCCCCAGGTAATAAGCCACGTCGGCCGGACTGTCGCACTCGGCCAGGATGTCTTTTACCATTCGAGTTATCGGGACTCTCCAATCCAGGGCCACCGCCTCGAAATCCGGGTATTTTTTAAACCCTTCGTCGATCTTGGTCTGCAGGTTCGCATCCCGCTGCTGGCGGTTCACGTCTCTCGCCTTGCGGAGCTGATCCTGATCCCACTCGGCCTTCGCCTGCTTCTTGATGTGGGAGAGCTTCGCGTCTATGAATTTGTCATAGTCGTCGAAGTCCTCCTTTTTAGGATCGGGACCGACATCCGCGGGAACGGCCGCGGCAGGCTGCCCGCTGGGCGAGCCCGACGCTCCTCCTCGTTCCTTGAAATAATCGGCCCGCGCCCCGGCCTTTTCCTTGCGCCAGTAAATCGCCTTGTCCTCGGCGTCCTTCGCCTCCAGGTCCGCCTTCTCTTTCACCCTTTGCAGCCGGTCGATCTCCGTCTGCAAAGAAGAAGGGTCCGGAGGAAGGTCCACCGATCCGCCCGCCGCTCCCGTGGCCACCGGGGCCGCCGCGACAATCGAGGCCTCTACCGCGCTCGCCACCACATCATTTCCGTTTCCCATCAGTTCTCCCTTTCAGGGGTAGTCTCAGGGAGGTGCAAAAGCCACTCCCTGGAAGGCCGGCCCAGCAGGTCGGCCGTATTTCCGCTCATGGACCGGACGAACCGCCCCACGGGTCTGCAAGCGATCTCCATCCACTTCCAAAGATGCGGTCGATGATCCTTCGACGCCTTGATGTCGTTATCCGGGATCAGCGGCTTATACCAGTTTCCCGATTTGTCCATTGGGCATCCGGCGAGCACGATTCGGGTGTAATCCAGGGCCAGGCCGATTTTGAACGCCAGGTTGGCCGAGGTGCCGTTCCAGCCCCCACGGCCATTGCGCACCCAGCGCACGTCGAACCCCTTGGAACCCGGGTTCCATGCGTGCTTTAAAACCCCCTTTGGAAGACGCGCCGCCACCCTCTGCATATCCGGCTGGTGGGCATCTCCCGCGGCGTAGTGCTCGAAGGGATGAGGGCAGATCAGGGCCGAGTAATTAACGCACATGGTGTCATAGGGGATCCCGGCCGCCATTCCGTACCAGGCCTCCACGTCGGCCAGGACGTTGGCCCCGTCTCCCAGGATGAGGAGGACATCTCTATCCCCGGGAGGCTTTAGGCTGCGCCAGTCTTCGATGGTCTCCATAGAAAAATAATCTTCGACCACGACTTTCGTGGGCCAGATGGTGTTGTGGGATACGATTTTATTCATAGTTCAGGCCGAATAGTGAAATCCGTTCACCAAAGTCGAGTGGGCTGTCCCGAATGCCACATTGACATCACAGGGAGCGGAGACCGGTGGGACCGGAACTTTGCAGGTGAATTGAGTGCTGCTCACCCGCGTATTTTCAGTCGCCACGCTAGATCCAAAATTAACGATCCAGGTAGGATCCGGAGGAAAATCGGTTCCTGTTAAAGTGACCGTGTCTCCTTGAATACCCGTTGAAGGGGTAACGAGAGTAATGGTGGAATCCGCCGCGGGGACATTCAGCGTATTGGAATACCAATTAATGGATGATTTGGTTGGGTGCTGGTAATAAAAATAAACCGCATAAATTACGTCCCCCTCCGATAGATTATAATGCGTCCTAACTCCGGCCGGGAAAGGAACAGATATGGTCGTCGGAGTGATGGTCAAAGATGCAGGATGATAATGAAAAGTAATTAATTCCGAATCCACTAAATACAAAGCAGATTGAGAATTATTTAAAAACGTGCTGAAGTTTCTCCCAGTTATGACAATAGAGGTAGACCCATCAACGCCCATGTTCTTCGACCATCTGTTGGGCGTTAGAGACTCAAAAACCCAACCCTCAACCGTGTAAAGACCAGGATTCCCCCACCCAACAGCGGGGAAATCATGGGCGATCGATAGGTTATCGATTAGCCTTAGCTCACTTGAATGAGGATGAACCACATCAGCATGAACCACCATTTTCGTATTCGTTTTTGAAACCAGAGATGTCCACTGAGTTTCTGATCCAAATAATATTTTGGTGATGTCGTTTGGAATGCTATTGAAACCGGTCCCATTAATAGACACGTTCCCGTTAAAATTCCAAGGGAAGCTGTCCACGGTGTCCACTCTCAAAATATTAAGGTCGTAGGCCGAGTAGATGGAAGAGACCGCCCCTGAAAACAAATCCTTAGGTTCAGATCCAACATTAAACGTCCAATCGATCATCCCCGGAACGCCATAAAGCGCCTTCACCGCTTTCCCGTCCTTGCTCATCACCGGATAAAGGTTCTGCGATACCTGGGCGTTCAGGTTGGTCGACCTGCCCTTGTAGGACCCGCCGATGAAAGGAATCTCGGGCATCAGGCCAGCGCCCCCCCGCGCAGAATCTGCCGCGTATAACCGCTCATCGAAGTGACCTTCCGGGCTTCGGGAGTAGCCGCAAACTGCAGCCATGCCTGATAGCTCTC